ACATATTACTAATGTTGTGTAACTTAGTCGAAGGGTCAGCGTGATGAAAGACTTCCATCGGCGCCCCACAATAAATACAAGCAGTGGTGTCATATTCGCAATACAGATGATGTGCACGTCGTAGTACACGATATCTTGCATTAGCGCATTCTTTGCACCAACCTTGTAACCCATCTTTTTGAACTTTGTCCTTGCCAAATTCGCTATTTGGCAGTTCTCGCTTACATTTACTACATCTCTTCATTCCCATCTCCTTTCTAAAGCCAGCCTTTTTCAATAGCAATGTTTAATATCTTATCGTTAGAATCGCGCCAATCTACATCTACGATGTTTGTATCGGAAAGACACCCGGCGTACCCCTCTTTACCAGGTTTGGGGGTAAGGTTGCTAGAAATAATTTTTGGGGTGTTGTGAGCTGCACATGCCAACCAACTTGTACCACAACAGTTCCCAATATAAAGCTTTGCACGTTTAACTACCTCAACTGTTTGAAGGTGAGTAGTCTTGCCTCCAAGAAAGAACCCTCCAATATTTTGAGCATCCTTCCCACCAACGATTACGACAACGTGTCCTGCTTGACACAACCTCTCTACGAGAAGACTGCGAGTGTTCATCACCCAATCTTTAATTCCAACACCACTATAATGTGGTGAACCAGACACCACTATATAGTCACTTTTTCCTTCTAAGAGGGTAGACACTGTTTGGCAATCCTTTTTAGAAGGGTTGAGTATAACAAACCGGTCTCGAGGTTTTAGTTTAACGCCTGCTTTTCGTGCTACTAAATCTGTTAAGTACACATCTCCCTTGGCCCATTCCTTCCAGTACCAGCCTGGAGTGGTATGTACTATTTTAGAAAACCTTGCTCTAAGCCAAGCATCAACCAAAGTGAAAGTTGTTCTATTTGAAGGTTTTAATAATTCTGGTGGAAGTTCAACGACGTCCTTTGCAAACTGACGGACAATAGGCAAATAAACAGACGTTGTTGCCCAAGTCCAAGATTGTTTTGTTTGTTGTACTAACTTGCGAAAAGCAATCGAACCAAGAATACAATCACCTAACCTAGTAACTAATACGAAACAGTTTTTTGAAAGTTCTTTCATACAAGCTTCCTTAACTAAGCCAGTCTTGAATATTTTCTGTTGTCTTAACATTCTGTTGTCCTTCTTTGGTCCGTTTATTCTTCCATGGGATCATAAGGTCATCTAGGAAGATGGGGTTGACATGGACCAAATTAAGTTCTTTGGCACATTTGGTACAGAATGGTGACCACTGTAACATTTTCGTAATAGGATTATCTGGAGTGTTGCAATAGATGCTATAATCATCGGGTTGAAGTTGTTGATTGCAATTGCGGCACCGATTACTCCAATGCTCTACTACTTTAAGTTCAAAGACTTGATAACGCTTTGATTGGTGCTCTGGTATTGGGTCTGGTTTTAGCTTCTTACCAGTCATTGCTTTAGCGATTTTGGCTTTCTCTTCATCACTGTGTTTCTTTCCTTTCGGCCAACTCATTATCGCCTCCTTTCTAATAATGCAAGACTGATTCAAGACTGATCAAGACTGATCCCATAGCAGTCTTCCTTTATCAAAAGTGTTTTGAAGTCTGCAGAGAGGTAGGGGTTATATAGATAACCACCCTCTCTCTAGAGTCCAGTCTTGAACGCCGGCTAGTTAGTTTTTTCATTTTTCTTCTTCTTTTGGTACCATTTACGTAGACCAGCTTTATATGTTTCATAATTCGCTGGTACTGTTATCCATTTCTGGTATGCTATTTTCTCGCATGCTTTACAATGTGATTGCAAATCATCCTTCTTCGTTTTGTCTCTGTTGAACAAATGAATACGTTTCCTCTTACCGCATCTGCTACATTTCTTTGTCTTCATTCCATCCTCCTTTGTCAGAAAACTCTCTTAAACCTCTGATATACAATTCTGTAACAGGGGTGGTTAGATTACAATTATTGCTTAAAAACCAAAAAATAACTAATTATTTTTGAAAAAAAGTTAGATTTTACTTGTAATTCCAGTGTGAGTCTCGTAATATATTAATGTTAGGAGCAATCTTTTTTTGTGGAGTCATTTGATAGTGTCAGTCTCAAACAACGAACACGAACCTAACGGAGCATTCAAAAAAGGTAATAAGGTTAGTAAGAATGCATGGCGTATTCATTATGATAAGCTTGCTAAACAGTGGCATAAGCAAATCAAACAGAAGGATGTTAACCAAGCTATTAAAAGATTGATGAAGATTATTGTAGAAGGTGGCGATAGGGATGCTCTCGAGGCAATCAAATATCTATGGGAGAGGGTTGCAGGCAAACTTCCAAACGATTTTAACCTAAACGCAGAAAGCTCATTGAAGATAAAAGTGGAGTTGGTTGGAGAAGGTGAAACGAGTGATAGTTAAGAACGTACAAGTTGCGAGGAAGAACTATCAGTTCCTATTGGATAATGAGGATAAGAGAATTATCTTGTTAATGGGTGGTAGAGGCAGTTCCAAGAGTTGGGCCACCTGTCAATATATCATTTTGGAAATCCTTTGCAAACTGGAAGGTATCAAAGTATTAGTATGTAGGAGAACATTACCAAGCTTAAGAGTCTCCTGCTTTACTCTATTTAAGGATTTGTTAGGCAGTTATGGAATTCCTTATAAATCAAATGAAACTGATATGACTATAACTGTTGGTACTAATAAGGTGCTACACATTAGTTTGGATGATGTGGAGAAAATTAAATCTATCGAAGGTATCCACTATATCTGGTTAGAAGAAGGAGTTGAAGCAAAGTATCACGATTTGGTTTCTCTTAATTTGGGGTTGAGAGGGACATTCGCGAAATCGGGTAAGTCGAATCAGATGTTCATTAGTTTCAACCCAACTGACTGGTATTCTTGGTTGCGCCCACTTACACTCAAACAAGACGACCCAAACATAGCAACATGTAAAAGTACTTATAAAGATAATCCGTTTTTGGACAAAGCAAACAAAAATGAAATTGAGAAGCTTGTTGAGGTAAGTAAAGCTTATTATAAAATCTATGCTAAAGGTGAGTGGGCTCAAATTGAAGGAGTCATCTATACCAATTGGGACATTATTAGAGAAGTACCAGATGAAGTAGAAGTGCTTGCATACGGACTTGACTTTGGGTTCAGCGGAAGTAAGACTGCATTAACCAAAATTAGTTCAACCGGTTTTAGTAATTCAGAAGTCTGGCTGGAACAAGTAATATATGAAACTGGACTTACAACTCCAGACTTAATTGAAAAGTTGAAGTTACTTATACCTGAGGAAGAGCGTAGCATATCAATTATAGCTGATAATTCAAGACCGGGAACTATTGAAGAGGTCTATCTTGCTGGCTTTAACATCAAGGCTTGTAAAAAAGGTTCTGGCAGTGTTAAAGATGGTATCACGCACGTTCAAGCAATGGTCGTCCATGTTCTGGAATCGTCAACTGACTTAATACAAGAGTTTCAGACATACCATTATAAAGAAGATAAGAACGGGAATGTTTTAGAAGTACCAGTTAAATTCAAAGACGACTTGATGGATAGTGTTAGATACGGTCTGCAACTATTCATTCAAGGGAGTGCTCCCTTGTTAGACACTTGGAATGTAGACGATGATGAGGACGAAGCGGAAGTTGAGCTAGTACCAAATAGGAACTGGGGATAATTATGTTTGGTTTCTTAAAACGCAAAGCAGTAAACGTTATTGGTATCTTACTCAAGCCGTTAATGAATCATTTATGGGACCGACGGGTACCACAACAAGGTGTTCAGAAAAAGGAACTCGTCAAGTACTTTTATCATCACGTATACACTTGTGCTTCTAAAAATGCGACAGCCGTTGCTAGTATTCCATTAAAATTATACGTAACCACTAGTACTGGTGAGAGAATGTATCCACATTTAATCAAAGGAGTGGAGACCAGAACACTTAGAAGGAAGGATACAAAACGATTAAGGACAAAAACGATAGGAGTTCGAGAAACAGAAGAAGTGCTCGAGCATCCATTTTTAGACTTATGGAAAAACATCAACCCATATCGAAATGGATTTGAGACAGTTGAGTTGATTGAGTTATATCTCGAACTCACTGGTGATGCATTTGTTTACATTGAAAAGGACCAACTTGGTCTTCCGAGTGCATTATATGTACTTCAGACTCAATACATAACGATCTTACATGATGCGCGTAAATTCGTACAAGCATATCATTATGGACCTAACCCACAACAAGGAATTGACTTGCCCGAAGAAGATGTTATTCACTTCATGATGCCCAATCCAAATGATTTGTTTTCTGGATTCGCGCCATTGCAGGCTTGCTTGTCTAGTGTTAAACTGTACGATGACATCGATGCATATGAAAATGGACTGGTTCGTAACAACGCACGTGGTGATTATGTATTGAAAGTAAACCGTGCGCTTACTACATCAACAAAAAAGGAATTCAAAGAAAGGTGGATGCAAGAACACGGCAACATGAAAAGTGAGTGGACAGATATGGAAACTGGTCTACCATTTAGTAGCAAAGCAGGACTACCTATTATTCTTGGTGATGATGCAGAACTACAACCACTTGGGTTTTCACCACGCGAAATTAGTTATTTAAAAGGACGTCAGCGTATCAGAGAAATCATTTATAACTGTTTTGGTGTGCCTCTTAGCAAAGGCCAGACAAAAGATGTTAACCTTGCTAATGCTCAAGTTGGAGAAGTACAATACCAGAGAGATACGATCAAACCAAGGCTGAGAAGGATTGAAGATAAATTGAACGAACGACTGTTACCACTATATGATTTTAGGTTGTTAGCAATATTTGATGATAACGTACCAAGTAATCGTGAATTGGAATTGAAAGAGAATACCGAATATCGGAAAGTTGGTGTTCTGTCAATAAACGAAATAAGAGAAACATTAGGTTATGATGAAGTAGAAGAAGGTGATGAACACGCGCCAGAGCCAGTAGCAGTGCCTTTAGGCGAGCCAGTAATGGAAGAAGAGGAGATTGAAAATGCCATCCCTACCTAGAGAAGATGAAACACAAGAACAGTTCATGGATCGTTGTGTTCCTTTTATAGTAAGCGAAGGTAGGCCTCAAGACCAAGCTGTTGCTATGTGCCAAAGTACGTGGGACAAGACTAAGAAAGGAGTAGATGGGTTACTTCGCAAAGAGATCACTGGTAAGGTAGACTCCATCGATGAAGAGGCGAGAGTCGTAACAAGTATTATCAATTCAGGTAAGTTAGACCGTGATATGGAAATACTTATGACAACTGGCGCAGACTTAAAAGAGTTTATCAAGAATCCAGTAGTATTATGGAGTCACATTACAACACAGATGCCAATTGGTAAGTGTATTGAAATTAAGCGTACTGCAAAAGGGTTACGTGCTAAAACTGAGTTCGCTCCAACAGCGCGCGGTGAGGAGGCTTGTCAATCAGCTAAGAATGGATTCCTAAATGCTTGCAGTGTTGGGTTCAAAGGCGTTAAGATTTCTACCAAATCTAGTCCTGGGTTCAAAGGCCTTTGTAATGATCTTGGATATCCTACAAAATCAGTAAACCGTATTTATAGACGATGGAAGCTATTTGAATACTCATTAGTTGCAGTTGGTTCTGATCCTGCTGCGTTAATAGAAGCAATCAAAAAAGGACTACCAATCTCATACGAACTTCAGGAACATTACGGTATACTCCATCCAATAACGAGGGAACCCCTAGTAGAGGTTGTAGAAGAGAAAAAGTGTAATGTAACTGTTGAATCCATACCACAGGAACCTAAAACCAAAATTATCGTAATAAAAGATGAATTAATAAAACCAAAGAAAGTCAATGTGGTAGTGATTGAAGCAGAATCAGTACCACTGGAGAAAGTAATCGTAACTGCAATCGAAAAGAGGTTGGGTAAAGTTTAATGGTTTACTCTTTTGAAGGGAGAAAGGTATGAAG